CCTTAAGTAGATTATCAATACCTGGTATTCCCATCGGAATTGGGTGTCTATAGTCCTCATCCAACACGGTATCAAGTCCCATGAATATGTCTGTGACATCTTTCTCGACCTCACCTACCTGAAGGGCTTCTCTAACAAGTCCTTCTACTTTGTCATAAGATTCAAAGTCACCTTCGGTGATAATCTTTTGAGCCTTATCCATAGCTTTTTGAAGTTCCTGTTGTTTACAGAATTTCAAGGCTTTCTCTTGTACGAAAACCGTCCCTTCAAATGGTGCGTCTTTTATTTGTTTTAGGGTATCCAAAACAATCTTTGCAACCAATTCTTGTGTAATTTCAGACTTAACAATTTGTTCCAAAGTATCAAAGTTAGGACAAGATTCATATTTTACATAATACTCTTTAATCATCTGTAGAATGATTTTAAAATACTTGTTGTCAAAATATGAACTTTCAATCACATCAATAATTGATGATGCGAAATCTTTGTCCTCAATAATTTGGTTAATTAATTGTAATTGAAATGTGTTCCCTAAATAATCAAAATTTTTATTCATAGTCTTCTATCATACCCCCCTGTATTATTAAATACTTACTTGTTTAGTTCGAATTCCAAATATTTGTGAGATAATTGACTATTTGAAAAAATGTCAGTTAACTCACGAAGAACATCTTTAATAAATGGTCTTACATCCACTGTATAACGAACTTTTGGTGGAAATTTTTTTCCGTCAAAAACTCTATGACATAATGTCTGTTCGCCAACTTTAATAAAAAGATTAAAAATTTCTGGTCCCTCAGTAAATGAAGTTTCCATAATTTTTGGGTCATGAATAATTGAGTCTTGGTTATCCATCATATAGATAACTGTCTTCATTTTAAGGTAATACTCTAATTCTTCTTTTAGACCTTTAACATACTCATACAACTCTAAAGAGTTTTTTGCCCTTGGGTTGTAACCTCTAACATTAAAGAATCTTTGAACAACGATATTATCGTTGAGTGTCAAAAGGAACTCCATTTTCGTACTGTCCTGTTCTTTCATAGTTTTAATTTTTGTTTGTTTTTCGTTTTTCTTTTCTTGTTAATTTCATAAATGGTTTTAGGAAGTTTACCCAAGCTTCGTCATTTTTGGGTAGATACTTAAAGAGACCATCCTCTATCATCATTCTCATTAAGTTTTTGTAACCTCTATTTGTGGGGTCAATTGTATCTGTATAGATTTGTTCAACTAATGTTTTTCCATCATCTGTAATTAATGGGTTTGTGAGGTCAACAATTTTTTTGTTTGTTATATAAAACTCTTCTCCAAGTATAGTTGATTTTGTCTTACCTGTCAAAAGATTTACTAATGTTTTAATAGGTTTCTTTTGCGGGATATTTCGTGCAATATCGAGTAATTCTTCCACAGTGCATGGTTTTTCCTGCACTTGAGGAAAGTATTTTATTAAGGTCTTTTCTCCAAGCCCTTCAATACCATCAATATTATCTGATTTATCTCCTGTAAAGATTTTACAGAGTAATACGTTGTAATGTGGAATGTTAACCTTATTAATGACGATATTATCCCCATTACCGAAGTATTGTTTTGAGATGGGAGAATACACACTAATGTTCTCGTTAATCAACTGGGTAAGGTCCTTATCAGCTGAGAAGATGATTATTTGCTCATCGATAGCAACTTTACAATAATAAGCAATAAGGTCATCAGCCTCATTATCAATTACCTCAACTTGTCTTACAAAAATTTCTTCAAGGTATTCTTTAACTCTTACTTGTTGGTTAAGATATGATTCGTACTTATACTCGTTCATATCTTGCCTTCTGTTAGCCTTATATTGTGGGTAGATAGACTTTCGAATAGATGAATTGGAATCCCAAAATACAACCACTTTATCGTGGTCATGTTCATCTAAGAATTTTCTAAGTATGTTTATAAAGTGATAGATTCCACCTAAATGGTCTCCATCACTATATAAATCTTTTACTCCGTGAAATCCTATTTTAAATAAATTGTTTCCGTCTACTAAAAGTGTCTTAGTCACTTTATTAAATTAGATGTGATAAAAATTGTTTCTTACTCACTGATATCATCAGTCGTTTCTTCTAAAGTCAACTCTCCTGTTCCTGATAAAATACCATTCCAATATTGTGAATACTCTTTTTTGTAAGATTCTAATGCTTCTTTAGTGTCCTCAATATATCCTTGTGGTACTGCAATTAACTTTCCATCATTATATCCTAAACCATTTACGTGGTTTTTCAATATTGAAATCTTAGTTCTGATTGCATATCTCACAGTTCTTCCTCCTTTAGTTGCTGTGATGTGATTAATACCCGCGCTTGCTTGATTACCGAATAAGAATACTAATGAAGATGCTAACCATAATGCCTCACCACCTTTTGCCTTGATTGTTGGTTGTCCAAATGGATTGTCGGGAAGAGCAACCCAAGGTTGATTAACTACAACTAATGTGTTGTAATACGCATAATCTTCTTTCTTCGATTTAGAAATTCTTGAGTGAACTCCCATACCAATTTTGTCGGCAAGTGTTGCTGCGTTATGTTGTTTACCACCCTTACCATCAAATGTCATCTTACAAGGGATTGAACCTACAGAATCCCAAAGGAATAAAATAGATTGTTGTATCTCACCTTTCTCTTGAGCATCTAATACTTCATTAATAAAATCTGTTACTTGTTCAATATAGTCAAAACTATCGTTAAAAATAAAATCACCGTCCCACTCACCATCAGAATTCTTTTTAGCATCCAAACCTAGCTCAACCGCGTGTTCCCAACTCCATTTCTTTTCAGTAATGATAAAGACAGGTAAATGACCTTTCTTTTGAGCATCAGCAGCAGCTAATATCATAGCAGTTGTTTTGGAACTATTACTATGCCCTAAGAACATATTAATACCTCCCATAACAGGACCTGGTAATCCACTAGCACTTAAGAAAGCATCACCACAAAAGTAGTAGCTTGTTTCTTTATATTTTGTTTTGGTTGAGAACTTATCTTTAAATCCTCCGCCGCCTTCTTTTTTTTTAATTCCCGCCATCTTCTATTTTTTTAATGTTTGGTAATTTATTCTGTTTTGGTCCTTTATAAAATGTTTCGTCTTGTTCATACAAAACTCCAACTTCTTCTTCGTGAAAAGTGATTAGACTAAATGTCATTTGACCATTGTCGTCTACTTCTTTCATCATACCAAACAAAACTGTATCACCAATTTCTTTACTTCTACCTGAGAAGTAATTTTTATCTTTAAGTTGACTTAGGAATTCATAAGACAGCATTTTATTGTCTTTCAACTGTAAGTCAATTTCTTCTTTAAATGTCATATAATAAATTAAAAAGGGTGGAGTATTACCTCCACCCGTATAAATTAGAATGGTAAATCTGAATCTACTTCAGCGTCTGCTTGTGGGTCAACAACCTTTGTAGGTGCAGCCTTTTTGCTACCACCAAAACTTTCTTCAGCCACTGTTGCGTCACCATAAACGTATCCACCTTTTTCAGTGTCCCATTTTGGTGTCTCACCTCTTGCAATTGCCTCAAGGTATTCAACAGGTTTTTTAGAATAAACATCCAACCAAGTCAACTCATCGTTAATCCATGCATTTGCTTGCTCTTTTTCTGCGTGAACAGGAGCTTGGTCTTCGTACATAATTGTTGATACACTTGTGTACTCTTTACCTGCAGGTGTTTTAGATTTTGTTAACTCAATGATTAAATCACGTCCTGTTGTAGGGTCAGTGATATCACCTTTGTTTCTCCAAATTGGAATGATTTTGTCCAAGATACCATCGTTCTTGTAATTGTGTTTGAATCTCCAAAACTTTGGTCCGTCTTCTTCACGGTCTCTGTCGATTACTTTTACGATATAGAACTTACGAGACTTATATTGTTTCGCCAATTCTTTATCTGATTCCTTACCAGTTGACATCAACTCTTCGTAAACCTCGTTTAAAGGTGAACGCTCGTTGTCATTCTTTCCTGGGTCATAGAACTTCTGCCATTGTCCACCAACTTGAATTTCGTGGTACCAAGCTTCTTTAAACGGTGATGAACCGTCTTGAGTAGGAAGGATTCTTACTCTTCTTTGCCCTGATTTCTCTTTATCTCCAAGGATTAAAGCGAAATACTTTTTCATTCTTTCGTCTTGCGACATTTTACTTTGGGCCCCGCCCGATGCGTTTTGCGATTTCTCATACTGTGCCAATACGGCGTCTAATACATTACTCATTTTTTGTAGATTAAATTATTAAAGTTGTTTATTAAATATAACTATAAATAACACCTATGTCAAATAAAAAAGGTCACCGAAGTGACCTTTTTAAATTTTATTTTTAATCAATTATCTTTTAAATTCATTGTCATATGAATCACCACCACCTGGTTGGAATGAATTTTTAACATCATTTACATTCATATCAGTAACTTCGTCTGATGTCAAAACATAATCATGTTTTCCTGTTTTTTCCATCTCTTCTTGTTTGTCATCAAAAAATTGTGATAACTTTTGATTGAATGGATATGAATCATAAGTTCTTAATTCAAGTTTTTCTTGAGGGGTTTTTTCTCTGTATTTTTCAATCTTATTCTCCAAAGAATTTAACTTGTTCATAATACCATCCATTTCAGATAACTTAGCTTCAAGTTTTGAAATGTGACCAAATAAGTTTTCAAAATATTCCTCTTGTTTCTTTTCAATATTTTTTTGTGAATCAACAAGTTCGGTAATATCTAATTCTTCAGTATCTCCGCCTTTTTCATTTGATTCTCCGTTGTCATCAAGTTTCTCAACGTCAGGGTCGTTTGCAACATCAATAGGTTGAGCTCCTGCTGGTGGTAATGCACCACCTGGAGGTGGAGGAGGAACCGCACC